GTTACTGTCATGGTAACGTAATCAAATACACAGGCTCACGTCTGTTCAGGAAGGGTAACCCTATCCAAGATGCTGAGAAAGCTATCTGGTATCTGAACAAGATGATTGAGCTAATGCACAAAACAAAAGGAAAGAACTGGTAATGGATGAAGTTACTTACACAGTAAATAGTTACGATGACGATGGTAACATCACACGCTCAGTAGAGGTATCCTTCCAATCGGAAGGGTATCTTGTAGATTACTTAGCAAACTTTCAGGCGTTCCTGCAAGGCTGTACCTTTGGCTATGTAGAGAATGTAATCGCTATCAAAGATGACGGAGAAGAGGTAGGAACAGAATGACAACGTTTCAAGAATATCAAAAGCAAGCCTTGACAACTGCTGTATATCCTAAGAAGTACAGTATCTCATACCCTGCTTTGGGTCTGGCTGAAGAGGCTGGTGAAGTAGCAGGTAAGATTAAGAAGATGATGCGTGATGGCATCCCTCTTGAAGAACAGAAAGAAAAGATTGAACTAGAGATGGGCGATGTCTTGTGGTATCTTGCTAACCTAGCTCATGACTGTGGTATCTCTCTTGAGGTAGTGGTAGAAAAGAACATGGAGAAACTACGTGACCGACAGAGCCGTGGTCAGTTACATGGTGAAGGAGACAACCGATAATGGATGCTTATCAATCCTATATACACGTTAGCCGTTACGCACGATGGCTAGAAGAAAAAGGTAGGCGAGAAACTTGGGAAGAAACTGTAGACCGTTGGTGGGACTACATGACAGGTAAGTTTCCTGCTCTTGCTGACCGACAGGATGTTAAGGTAGCCATCCATGACCTTGATGTTGTACCTTCTATGCGTACCATCATGACTGCTGGTGAAGCATTGGAGAGAAATCATGTTGCCGCTTACAATTGTAGCTTTCTTGCTGTTGATGACCCTAAAGCATTTGATGAGGCTCTTCTCGTCCTCATGTGTGGTACAGGGGTGGGCTTCTCAGTTGAAAGACAGTTTATCAGCAAGCTACCAGAAGTTCCACAGGAGCTTACTGAAACAGATGAAGTCATCGTAGTAGCAGACAGTAAAGAGGGATGGGCTAAAGGTTTCCGTAAACTCATCTCACGTCTGTATGCAGGTGAAGTACCTCAGTGGGATATGTCTAAGATACGTCCATCGGGGGCTAGACTGAAGACATTTGGTGGACGAGCCAGCGGCCCAGAACCTCTTGAGAACTTGTTTAAGTTTGCTGTCAACTTGTTTGGTAAAGCAAAGGGACGTAAGCTGAACAGCCTTGAGTGTCATGACCTTATGTGTCAGGTAGCGGCGGCTGTCGTTGTTGGTGGTGTACGCAGGTCAGCTATGATTAGTCTATCTAATCTAAGCGATGACAGGATGCGTCATGCCAAGATGGGCAACTGGTGGAATGAGCAAGTCAATCGCTCTTACGCCAATAACTCTATCTCATTTACAGAGAAGCCAGACATGGGTAGCTTCCTGCGTGAGTGGACAGCAGTGTATGAATCTAAATCAGGTGAACGAGGAATCTTCAATCGTGAAGCAGCGCAAGCTAAAGCATCAGCAATTGGCCGCGAAGTCCGCAGCGATTTCGGAACAAACCCATGTGGAGAAATCAGTCTCAGAAGTAGACAATTCTGTAACCTCTCCGAAGTTGTCATCAGAGAAACAGATGGAGTCGGAGACCTACAAAGGAAAGTTGAAATCGCCACCATCATCGGGACGATACAATCAGCCCTTGTGGACTTCAAATATCTGTCACCGAAATGGAAAGAGAACTCAGAAGAAGAGAGGCTACTAGGCGTATCTCTGACAGGTATCTTTGACCATAAGATTATGTCAGGTCAAGGTGAGTACGAGAAGTCTGTCCTCGCTGGTACTCTTCAGAAACTACGTGAGACTGCTGTTGAGACTAACGCAGTATGGGCTGAAAAGTTGGGCATCCCTGCATCTAAGGCAATCACCACAGTCAAGCCTTCTGGTACAGTGTCACAGCTTGTAAACAGTGGTAGTGGTATTCACCCACGTTATGCCAAGCATTACATTCGTAGGGTACGTGCAGACGTGAAAGACCCACTTGCTACATGGATGCAGGACAAGGGTGTGCCTAGTGAGGTAGATGTTTACAACCCTCAGAACGTTGTCTTTAGTTTCCCTATGGCATCTAGTGAGAACAGCATGACACGTCATGACATCTCAGCACTAGAACATCTGGAACTGTGGCTGACATATCGTAAGCACTGGACTGACCATAACCCATCAGTCACCATCTATGTAGGTGAGGACGAGTGGGCAGAGGTAGGTGCATGGGTGTATAAACATTGGGATGAAATCTGTGGTGTCTCCTTCCTACCACGTGAGGATGACCAACACACCTACGCCCAAGCCCCATACGAAGAAGTTGATGTGGCAACGTGGCGTGAGTTACAGATGAATATGCCTGAGATTGACTTTGCTGAGTACGCAGAACTAGCTGATAACACTACATCTTCACAAGAGTTGGCGTGTACTGCTGGTATCTGTGAAATCTAAAGTACCCCTATTAGCGAAAGTTTGCTGTTATGAGAGTTTTAGGTAACAATTTTAACATAACGAATGAGCTTCTACAGCATTTGTACAAGCTCTACCCTAACAAACTGCCGCTGGAACAAGTAACCTCTGAGGAATTAGCTTTCCTCAGGGGTCAGCAATCTGTAATAGATAAACTTGTTCAGCTTCAAGAAACAGATTATGAGGAAGATTAAGATGGGTGGACTATTTAGTAGTAGAGTACCTACTCCCCCACCTGCTCCTGCTCGTCCTGTGACTGCCGTTACTAAAACTCCAGAGCTAGAGCTTGACGAGACAGAAGTTGTATCAGAGCAGTTAGGTAAAAAGAAAAAAGGCAAGAAAGCACTACGTACAGATATTACAAAAGACACAGCTACTCAGGTAGCTAGTACTGGTGCTGGCCTAAACATACCGAAAGGACAGTAAGATGGGTGGTATATCAAGAAAGAAATCTGCTCCCCCACCACCACCACCTGCACCACCAAAGCCAGTTTCTGTAACGGCTAAAGGTAAAGGACAGGCTGAAGATACTGATGTACAAATCACGTCAGAAGGTGATGCAGGGATGCTGAAACGTAGGCGCAGAGGTAAACGTGCGCTAGTTAAACAGCCAGCAGCTGCCAACGTAGGTGGTGAAGGCACAAGTGGATTGAACATTCCAAAGGGATAAGACATGGAACTAGAAGTAGGTACAGTAGCAAAACGCTACAGCCAGCTTGAGGGTGAACGTGATACGTTCCTTGAGCGAGGGCGTGACGCAGCAAAGCTAACTATCCCTACTCTTCTGCCAGATGAAGGTCATAGTAGTGTATCTATCTATGCCACACCATATCAAGGCATAGGAGCAAGGGGTGTAAATAACCTTGCATCAAAGTTACTTCTTGCTCTACTGCCCCCTAACAGTCCCTTCTTCCGTCTGACGATTGATGACTTTGACTTGCAGAAGCTAGTTGGAGATGCACGTGGTCAGGTTGAAGAAGGGCTAGCACGTATTGAACGTGCGGCTATGCAAGAAATTGAGGGTAAAGCTATCCGTGTGCCAGTGTTTGAGGCACTAAAAATGCTTATTGTTACAGGTAACGCACTGGTTTATATGCCTAAAGTTGGTGGCATGAAGGTGTATCGTCCTGACCGTTACTGCGTAAAGCGTGACGCTATGGGTAATGTGCTTGAGATTATCACTAAAGAAAGCATTGCACCTATGATGTTGCCTGAAGAAATCAGGGCGGCTATCCCACCATCAGATACTCCTGTCAAGTCTATGGACTTGTACACTTGTGTCAAGCGTAAGAACAATGGCTTTGAAGTCATGCAAGAGGTAGCTGGTATTGAAGTTCCAGGTTCACGTGGTACATACAAAGAAGACCAGAACCCCTTCATTCCATTACGTTTTATCCGTATTGATGGTGAAGATTATGGACGTGGTTACGTTGAAGAATTTATTGGTGACCTGCGTAGCCTTGAGGCATTGACGCAAGCCATCGTACAGGGTAGTGCAGCCTCTGCTAAAGTGTTGTTCCTTGTACGTCCTAACGGTAACACCAAATCTCGTGACCTAGCTAAAGCACCTAACGGTGCGTTCTTGACAGGTGACACTAACGATGTGTCTGCTCTACAGGTACAGAAGTCAAGCGACTTCCGTGTAGCTCTAGAGACTATGCGTATGATTAATGACCGACTAGCATCTGCTTTCCTACTAAACAGTAGTGTTCAACGTAGCGCAGAACGTGTAACGGCTGAAGAAGTACGCTTCATGGCACAGGAACTAGAGACTGCCATCGGTGGTATCTACTCAATCCTGTCTCAAGAGCTTCAGATGCCTCTTATCAACTTGCTACTAGCTTCTCTACAGAAGCAGGGCAAGATGCCTAAGATGCCTAAAGATAGCGTCAAGCCTACAATCGTTACAGGTATTGAGGCACTTGGTCGTGGTCAGGATTTGAACAAACTGGCTACATTCCTACAGTATCTACAGCCACTGGGGGCTGAAGTTATTGCTAGTGAAATGAACTTAGGTGACTACATTGACCGTCTTGCGGCTTCTCTTGGTATTGATACCTCTGGCTTGATTAAGTCAGATGAGCAGAAGCAGATGGAACAAATGCAACAACAACAAATGATGCAACAACAGATGTTAGAACAGACAGCGATGGGTGCAATGGGTAGTGCAGGTGCTAATATAGGTAGTCAAATTACCCCTGAACAAATCGCAGAAGCAATGGAGCAAGCACAATAATGGCTGAATCTACGAACACTTATGAGCAACCACAACCTGAATCTCAGGAACACGTACAAGCTATGCTTGACAAGGTTGAACAGAGCCAACAGGCAGGTAATGAACGTCCTGATTGGCTTCCTGAGAAGTTTAAGTCCCCTGAAGACATGGCAAAAGCCTATTCTGAACTAGAAGGTCGCATGGGTAGGGGCGAACAAAATGAAGCTACAGAAGAGATGGCTGAAGAAGTAGACCAGAATACCTCTGAAGTAGCTCAAGCTCTAGACAGCGCAGGTCTAGACTTTGACGTATTCCAACAAGAGTACATTGACAATGGTGAGTTGTCCTCTGATGCGTATGCCGCATTGGACGAGGCAGGTTTCCCACGTTCTCTTGTTGACTCTTGGATTGAAGGTCAAAACGCATTGGCTGACCAAATCCAAGGTGATATGCACAACCTAGTTGGGGGTGCAGAAGAGTACGCTAACCTCGTTCAGTGGGCATCTAATAACCTACCTGAAGCAGAGATTGATGCGTACAATGCAGCAATGGACTCGCAAGATGCCGACATGATTCGGTTTGCAGTTCAAGGTCTTAACGCTCGTTATCGTTCTGAAGCAGAACCTAGCCTTCTTCAAGGTGGTACAGGTGCTACTTCAGGTGGGAAGTTCAATAGCAATGCAGAGCTTACAGAAGCAATGCGAGACCCCAGATACGCTAAAGACCCTGCCTACAGGCAAGCGGTGGCTGATAAGCTAGCTCGTTCTAGCCTGTTCTAATTGTTGCAAATGGGTGAGAGGGATGTCTCCTTTCCGTCCCTCTCTCCTTCTAAGTACATCTACGTGGGTGTATTTAGAAGGGGAAACCCTATCTCAAGATTACTAACAACAAGTACTTATGACCCCTTGCGAGGGACAATCTTAGAGAAAGTAATAGTAAGGTTGAGGCACTACTTTAACTTAACACAATGAGGTGATAAAATGGCAATGCAAGGTGCATCCAATCCAGCCTATGACGTATCTCGTCTAGGTCAAGACAACCTCTCAGGTGACGTACGTGACCTTTTCCTAAAGCTGTATGCTGGGGAAGTCCTTACTGCATTTGAGGCAAAAAACATTATGACTC